CAACAATACTGTCCGGCTGATTTGGTCTACCCACTATGTCAATACCGCTGTGTCCGTTGATTCCGTAAGCCCACGAAATCTGATTTTCTCTTGTCTTTAATACTCTGCTCATTTTAATTCTCCTTTTTTATTTTCATAATTTTATCGCATTCAATTGCTGCTGTCGTAAAGCTGTTATTTTTCCACCATGTTATTAATGATGTAACCGCCGTAAAAGAAATGCTGATAATTTCTGTTGCCTGTTCATCTTCAATAGGCAACGGACTGATTCCAAGTGTTGTTAACACCTGATTTGCAAGTGCCAATGTTAACAACACTGTACGAATAATAGTTGATATTGTTACTTTCTCTTTCATGTTTTCACCCCCTTTTTGTTATTAGACCCTGTAAACCATCGAGTCTATGATGTGCAGATGATGTTGACTGTTCTACACGTGCCATTCTTTCGACCACATTATTGTGCTTATCGACTTTTTCTTCTAACTTACTGAGCCTGTATGACGTCATACGTGCTGTAGCTAAAATGCCACCAATTGACCCCAAAAGTGTTCCTAACGCGCTCAAAACGGCTACTATAATTGTGTTATCCATATCGTTCACCTGTTATTAATCTGAATTCTTTCCTTGTGATTTTATCCTTGATTACAAGCTCTCTAATCATTTTTAAAGACCACATTCCCTTTTCGTAATATTCTTTCATTCTTTCTAACGTAATCATACTAAATCAACCCCCGTTAAAATTGAAATGTATTCTACCTGTGCTTGAAGTTGCTCTACTCTTAAATCTAATGAGTCAGAAATAGCTTCCTGTTCTTCTTTCGCTATTTCTGCTTGTCTGTTCTCAAAGTGTTCGGCATCAAAAACAACCTCTCCATTCACATATTTATAGCTGCCTATTTTTTCGTCTTCCAAAGAATTAATAACCTCTTCTGAGACTTCAATACCATCAACAAAACCACCCACAGTTGCGTAGCCGGTTATACGGTTATCTTCATCCAATTGTATTTGCATTTTATCCAATTGTATTTCCATATTTCCTCCTTTATAAAAGTCCTTGAATATTAGTTACTACAAGAGATTTTGCACCATACCTAGTAAAACTGTTTCCGGTTGCCGCCATGCGTGTGTATGTACCGGCAACATAAGTTAAAACATTCCCATTAACAGTAGCATTAAAAAACATAGTTTCTATTTGACCATCTGAAAGAGCGTATCCGCCCTCACCTCTAAAATTAGAACCTGTGTTAAAAACGAGTAGCCTTGTTGCAAACCCCTCTATTGTTAAGGCGAAAATTCTATAATCACTCAGCTCATTTACGGTGATGCTCCCAGTAGACCATTTCCCGTCCCAAAGAGTTCTTTTCATTCGGAGATTATTTCTTGCGTCCGCTGCATTGCTTGCACCTGTTCCACCATTAGCAACAGGAACAGCTCCCGTGGTATTCCCCAATCCAAAAGCATTCCTTGCCGCCGCAATCGACGTTTGTCCAGTTCCACCATTTGCTATTGGAATTGCTCCTGTTGCATTACCAAGTCCAAGAGCATTACGAGCGGACGCAATTGTCGTTCCCCCTGTACCTCCCCGTGCAATTGTCAAAGTTCCAGATGTAATGTTATCTGCGGAGTGGTTATGCGATGTTGGAGCCGCTCCTACATCTGATGAATTTAACGCAATATCAGCATTCAAGGGTTTATTATTTACTTTACGAGTGGCGGGAACTACACCGAGATTTGATATAACAGCAGCTGCTGTTGTTCCTCCAGTTCCTCCCCGTGCAATTGTCAAAGTTCCAGATGTCAAATCCGAAGCACTTCCTGAAAAAGCCACTTTCTCAAGAGCATCAGTAAGCAACTTCAAAAAATGAGTATTCCCAATAAGTGCCTTAATAAGCGGATTGAATATTGTACTTGCACTTGCAGGGTCGCTGTCTTGTAACGCTCGTATCTCCGTGTTGTAGACTGGATTTTGGGGTACAGGGTAATTCTGTTCAGCCATATCCTTTTACCTCCTTAAAATTCATCGTCAAACGTAAAGGAGAAACTTACTCCTTCATCTTTCTGCTTGACATACATAGTCTTAATTGCGCAAAGAGTGCCGGCACTATCTACAAGTGCCGCTTCGCTGATTTTTTCACTAGCCAAATCATCTTTTGGAATAGTAACGGTGTATCGGGCTGTTGTTTCCACCGGATAATCCACTCCATCAATAGGATAGCGAGCAATTTCATGCTTGAGAGCTGTTTGAGTTTCCAACGGCGGAATAGGATTTCCTGAGTTGTTGACTCCACCGTCCCCAAACGCAATATGCGTAATGGGTGTAATAGTTGAAATAGCGCCACTTGTTAGCCTGCAAAGTTTTATTCTTCGTGCCCGGGTAATTACACTTGTGTTTGCCATAATTTAAATTTCCTCCTTAATAATATCTGCATTTAATTTTCGGCTACCATTTAAGAGAACAGCGCCGTCAAGATGATACATACTGTCTATCGTAATTGTTCCGTTAAAAGCATAATTTTGACGAGCACACAAACCGGAGAATCGGTTTGCCTCGTGGTAAAAAGCTTTTTCTGTTTGCACTGCCGCCGTAACTGCAAACTCACTGTGACGAGTAATCTCAGAACTGCGTATTGCAATAGGTGAAAGAGCAAGGTCATTTGTCTCAAATATGTTCGATGCAGTAGCTACCAAAGCAAAATCAAATGACTGAAAGATAATGCCCTTGTTAGATCTACTATTATAAAAGTACAAATGAACATTAAACATTTTGAAAAATACATTTTCCGTAGTTACAAAACGAATCGGCAGAAGAATATCGTTAAACACAACTTTCAAATGTGCCGGTATTCGTTTAAGAATCATAAAAAGGCAGTCAATCAAATTGAATCTGTCTGATAATTCTCTCGTCACAGATATTTCAACCGTACCGCCGATTAACTCAACAGAGATAGGAGCGTTTGTAAATAGTGCAGTAATATCTTTTAGCTCCTGTTCGCCAATGTGTCCGGTACCAATAAAGAAAGACGAGATAAGAGCTCGACGTTCTTCCAAGGTTCGAGACCCCTCATAACTAATATACAAAAACTCCTCCAGTTTTCTGAGAGTTTCCGCATCAGCAGTACTGATAAAGCAGTTGTCAACAGCTTGGGTTATTCCGCTTTGTATACTGTCAAGCTGTTGACCCATAACGCGCCATAGTGCGTCCATTTCCAGTACTTCACGATACCAAACAGGATAATAGGTTTTTAGCTCGTCGTAGCCGCTCGGGTAGGAATTATCATACAATCTCATGTACGACCACCTCCCCTAAGATGGCAACCTCTGTATTTTCTACCTCAATATTTGCCGCCATTCCATTAAAAGTAAGGTCAGCGTAATCTATAATAGAAGGCAAAGCATAGAGCAAAGCTCCGACATTGGAAATACGTACAACGATTTCCTCGCTGTCAGGTGTATTCCATGTCAAATCTCTAAAGTATGTTATGATTGCTGCAGTAGCTTCCGCTTTCGCCATCTCTATCGTTGAACCTGATGATAGATCGGCAGTGAATGTCACGTTCACAGTGAGTGCGGTAGCCGGTACAGCGGTAAAATGTGCGCCGATACTGGCAACACCGTTTCCAAGGCCTGTGCCTCCCGGGTCAATATACTCTTGTACCTGTTCAATGACTGCGGCCGTGGCAGGTAAGCCATCGCCGCCTATAATAACACCTTTGACTGTGTTCTCGCCGTTCCAAAGAGGTATAATCCTCGCTCGTCCGACACCGGCGACTTCCTCACACCAAGTTTTATAATGCTGTCGATTTCCGTTTTCAGCAGATCCCGCAGTTTTCTCACGGATACGTTGCCGATAGTCGTCATCACTTTCAATATCAACACCTGGTTCAATGAGCTTACCGAATGTCGAGGATAAAAGCCCGCCGATATTATTTACCGGTATAGCCGCCGTTCCTTCTAAAATATCATTACTTGCTTGTCCTAAAGTTTCTGCTTCTAACGCATAAACGCCGTTACTTAACACTCTAAGTAGAAAGTATAGACCCCCTGCAAAAAAGCGTTCACCAGCTCCCGGTCGTGCTCCACTATATAAGTATTCGTACTTTGCCGCTGTGGCATTACTGCGGTAAAGACCATATTCCGCACCTTTTTGGTCGAGGTACTCGTCTACTGCCGTTGCAAGAAATACAAGGTCAAAGGAAGTTGAGAGGTCTGCGTAATATTGTGCTATCTTATAACAGGTGGCTGCTACGGCATCATAAAATATGCTGCCTTGCCGAATATCAACACCTGCAGGAGCGTTGGCAAGAACCTCTTCTAAAATGTTTTGATACGTTTTATCTTCGTACATCTAAATCACCTCCTCTATGACAGTCTCGCCGAATACGGTAGCTGCCTTAAATCGAATAATTGCACGCTCATCCATGAGCTCCATAGAAAAGTCGTATACGTCAAGCACACGACTATCAATCAACAAAGCATCTTTAATAATCCTTGCAATTTCAGTCTCCACATATTCAGAGGAAACGTCACTCGCAATAATTGATTCCTTTAGTTCGCTGCCATATTGATTATCGTAAATCAGACAACGAAAACGTGGCGAAATCAGAGCTTTTCGGATATATTGATTCACGGCTTCCATGCCGTCAACACGTCCTATAATGCGCCCTTTTTCAAGGTCTAAGCGGTAAGTGAGAGATGGCTGTTCAACTTGTTTTTCTACTGTAGATATTGGAATCGGTAAAATAACACTCAATTAATTCGCCTCCCTATCAATAACATAATATTTTTTGCCGTGGTTAAAACTCAGTATATATACAATATCACCGACTTTTAGTCCGTTATAAACTGTCATGGATGCGCTTCTAACATTAAACGTTGTCAAACTGTGTGTATGTTCTTCCACGCTACTCGGGAAACCGTTTCCAGTAGAACTGCTTATTCCACCGGCACCGACCGATATATCAACAGTCGTTTGATAAGTTGATAGGTGTCGCGGAACACAAAGGATATTCCCGGTGAGAGTAAGTTTATCATCATTAATAGCCTGAATGGCCAAAGGACTTACTGAAGTAACCCTCCCTTGAATGATTTCCATTGCCTCTGGTACCATTTGCTGAAATATCTGCTTTATGCTCATTGGGTCTTGGATTTCTTTTATGTCGCTCAATGCGAAACACCTCCCTTATTTTGATACAGTACTTGCGTCAACCCAACCGTATACATTAGAAGATCCGTCCACATTTGTATATGCACCACCGACAAGGTGGTACGGGTGTTTTGCACCTTTTGCAATATACGTACATTTTGCAGGACCTGCTTTTCTCGTGCCGCCTGTCGGTGATGACGAAGTAGAACTCACATAATGATTACCGCCTGCAAACTGAACAACATCGCCTATGCTGATATTGATATTTGACGCTTTTTCTTCAGGCTTTTCCTTTTCGGTATCGGTCGCCAACACAAGTTTCAATTTCATCTCATGTGCATTTCTTTCAAAATTATGAGTATCTTCTTCAACATAATAGGTCTTTGAAATGCCAAGCTCCTTTATAATAATAAAAACACCTATACCCGTAATTACATCGGGTACACCAAGTGCAGAAACAGATAATTGTCGTTTTGGCATATTGTTTTCCGCAAGTGTGGTTTTTGCAAGCTCGTTTAGCTGTGCAGTGTTCATCTCATCACGAGGCGATGAAATATCTTGAAAGACGCCGATTTTTTTCTCGAGTGCTGAATCAACTGCTTCCGCTAAAACAGTCCCCTCTTTGGAAAGTAATTTTATACGGGTCTTGACACTTTCAATACTTTTGGATTGCGTATAGTCCATAAGGTTTACCCCTGTTTCAATAACCCACTGATGTATATTGTTACGGCGCTCTATGAGCTTCATTTTGTCGCCTGTACACATAGGGTAGTATCTTATGCCTGTGGCCTTATACGTTAGGCTTAGAGCATCACAGATTACGTCCCAAGCGGTAGTCTTTGGTTTTGGTAACTCCGGTATTCTGTACGAGGTGTCAGCTATGGCTCCATAGGGTATGCCAAAACGCTTACAACAATCCTTGAAGATATCAGAAGCCTTTGTATTTGTATAATTAAAAGTATCTTTGTTGTTCGCAAGATAAATCCCATTATCGTAAGCAACCGCCGACATGACTTTGGCATGGGATTGACTCTGTGACATGAACATTCCTCGGAATAGCTCTTTGTCATTCCAGTAAAATATACACTGATGTCCTTCTTCAACGTCAATTTCTGACCGGGCATGGCCGTACCCGTCATCGTCAATAAAGCTAACGGAGAGCGAGCGAGCGGCCGAGCCCTTACGCCCGGACCAGTTCACACTTTCTACTAATTCGCTCATATCAAACGTGGTTTTCCCTCTAACTACAATCAGTTTTATACTCATGACGGTAATTTTAAAACCTGTCCGGAATATATCAAGTTGGGATTTTTGATAATGTCCTTATTCAGGTTATATATTTCAGTGTACTTACTACCGTTCCCTAAGTGCTTTGCAGCAATCGCCCAAAGGCTGTCCCCTTTTTTAACGGTATAGGTTTTTTGCTGCACTCGGTTATCGGTGCGAGTAGGAGTTTTGTCCGGCAAGCTGGCCTTTTTGGTTGTTACTTCAACCTTTACTTGTCGGGGCGAAACTTCGCGATATTCTTTTAGTGCTAATGAGTAATGCAGTGTGCCAACATCACCACCCTGCTCGGAAACAGTGAAGTTTTCAATCGTGCAGTACATATTAATGCCAGTGCCGGTTATGAGAAAATGTGATGGCTTGTCGCTGTTTTTCCATTTTGTGATTTTGTCTTTTAGCGTTTCCGGCGGTGTAAGCTTATCAACCTGAACCCCCGGAAACATTGCCGCAGGAAAGAAACACTGAAAATCAATCCCGAGTGCGGGTCGATCTTGTTTAATAACAATTTCACCGAGCCCTGAAATATCAACACTTTTATTCCTACTGCCACTATTTACCGTCACTGTTTCGGGAAGAACAGGAAAACGGATTTTTTCACTTTCTCCATTATGGGTAAGCCACATTTGATATTTAGAACTCATAGGCTAAATCTCCCTCCTCATATACTTCTTGCTTTAACAATCCCATAAGAATAGGCTTTAGGTTGGAGAAAAGTAAAGCTGTCATTTTCCCCTCGTCATACGAGCCGCTAACATCAATTTCACCATTGCCGTTAATTTCAAGAGTGATTTTCTTTTCAACAGTAGCATTGTCGCTGTCTCGTCTGCCTGTTTCAAAGCCTGCCGGAACGGACGTACTAATCGGTGCATTGTTTGCCGCTGCAAGAATTTTATTAGTTTCTTCTGCTGGGAACACAGTACTTCCGCCTGCACCAACAATAAGCTCCGGACCCTCCTCACCTGCAATAAACATATTCGGAGCGTCTAAAGTACCCGTTGCATATCCGGGTACACCTACCAAAGATATACCCTTACCGCCGAGTGCGTTCGTTGCCGCATTCGCTACACCGGTCGCCGCAGAGTGCGCTTCACCAGTCATTGATTTAATTTGTGAAATATATGCGTCAATCGTAGCTTTTGCTGACGCTGCCGCATCGGCTTCCATAGTCATTTCGACAATGGCCTCCTCCATACGAGCTTGAATATCGTCCATACCTTTATTAAAGTCAGTTTCCATTTCTGCAACGGTAGAAGCAAAGGCATCCTTACCTTCTTCAGCACTCGCAAAGGCTTCGTTTAAGCTGGCTATTGTATCTTCACCACTTTCTACAATAGCCTCCAGATACGCTGCACTTTCAACACTGCCGTCTGACAATTCCGATATAAGTGCTTGAGAGACACCGAGGTCTTTTGCCGCTTCCAAATTGGCCTTGTACTCAGCTAAATATGTAGCCTGAGACTGTAAAGATTCAATCATGCTATTGGTCGAAACTTTATTTTCTTCCGCATATTTTTTGACAGCACCGGTCATACTTTCAAACAAGCCCATTTGTCCGGCAATGCTGTTTCGAGCGCTCTCATACGCATCATCATAAGCTTCCGCCAACTCTTCTATATCGCTTGCTACTGCCTGTATAGCACGATTAACGGCGGTTTCGTAATCCACTGTGGCTTTCGCCGCCTCTTCAGCCTCTTGCGCCACCTTTTCAAAAGCTTGCGAATGCTCATCTAAAAGACCATTTGTTTCA